AATTTAGCCACTATTTACAATCTTTTCTTTAAAAACCTGATCGAGCAAACTCCTGAGTTGGGGTATTTTCTAGCTCTTGCACAATGAAACTGAGATCTATATCATTTGTTGCCATTCGGACAGAATATTCGAAAACATTTTCACCATTGATGTCAATAGAGATGCTTGCTCTTAGCCCATGGCACAACATCTTGACTAATCCAGAGGAGACTGTTTCTGCCCATGCAGTGGCACCAAACTCGTCTCTTTCTGTTTTTGGAAGAGTCCCCATTCGAAACTTACTCATGCACACATCCATACAGTCCCCTATTAAGATAGTTCTTAAAGACAAGAGGTCAGCCTCAGGCAGATCCTTGACCCATATTTGCTTTTGTCTTATTTTGGATATAAGGGTTTCAAAGAATTGCCAGTAGTTTAGGTAAGCTAGAGAAAGATGTTCCATAGAAGAATTTACTGCTGAGAGCTCTATCTCATACTTCTTAATCATGTTTTCGAATTTCCTACGTAGTTGGCCGCTAGTCCCTGGTAGAATTTCCTTAAGTTGTCTGAGCGAGTCTTCAAGCTCTTTAACATCCTTAGTTATTAAGAAATCTTCAGTAAAGGATGATATCGAAGCTTCAGAGTGGGACATAGCTTCTATTGTGTGAGCAGCCACTGTAGAATGTCTTGGTGCTAATAATCTCTTCCATGCAACTGATAATAATAGTCTCAGTTCAGAAGGTGCTCTAATTCTCCTAAAGTTGTCTTCATTAGGATAGGACAGGTAGGTCACAATCTCTTCTCTTATGCCCTCGAATTCTATGGTGTTATACAAATTTGAAAAAAACGAATTCGAAGCAGGCATGTCTGTTCTGAACAATTTCCTCCGTATCTCCTCCTCCTCAAAGGTCCAATCCACTGAAAAGAATATCTCATTCAATCTACTAAGAACTGTCTCATCCAAAATCTGACTATCCTCTTCACTGATGTCTTCACTTCCCTGAATCTCCTGCTCTACTTGCTCACTGATATCTTCTAAGACACTATCTAGTGGGCTCTCAAACTTCAGTAGAGATTCTATCATAGCTTCACTAAACACAGTGTGCTCATTTCTGGCCTTTTCAATTTCAATCTGCTCATGAACCAGCTGATCCATTTTGTTTGTGTAGTTGTTCTTAACATTGTAAGCAAGGAATTCTGAGAATCTCCGGAGGTCCATGATGCCCTGTGTCCATGATGATGAACCCTCGAGGTTGCCCAACAATGACAAAATATCTTTAGATTCCACACCAGACTGGTATAGATCTATGATGCCAGATAGAGGTGCCGGACTGCCATCTTGCCAATGGGAGAACATCTTTGGCATCCCTTCCAATAAGTCCTCAGTAGGGTCCCAGTCTCTATTTACAAATGTGTCAGACAGTATAGTAAACTCGGGGGACTCACCATATTTCATCTTCCTTTTGCAAACTAGTTTCAACTGATTATTTATTGTCTTGAGAGACCAATTATAATTGTCCATTTCATCAAAAACAGACATCTGGAAAGAGCTGTCTATGGAGATTCTGCATGAGTTGGGCAAGACTCTCCTATCTGATTCAAAATAACCCATCTCTGTAAGATACAAATTGCTCCCTGAATGCTCAGGCATCTCAGGCATATCTAACTTGAACTCAAGAATCAATGATCTCAGACTAGTAGATAACTCCAAGAGATCTGATAGTCTTTGCAAAGTAATGTTAGTGACCTTCTTGTTCCTCATCTCAATCTTGCAGGGAATACCGCAAACCCTACCAAGCCACTCTCCTGGTCCTGAGTACTCATGTTTCTTACCCTTTTGTTTAGGCTCCTGCACCACTGAGAAGAATCCAATGCAGCCTTTCTTCAGAGTCTCTATTTGCAGTACAAGCTTCATCAGATCGCCTTCCTTGAGGAAGTCTCTCATGATCTTTAGCCTCTTTGCTAACCTTGGAACATCTTCGAATCTGCGGCTGAGAGTAGGATTCTTCAGCAATAGATCTCTAACCTTTGTTGCCTTGAAAGACACTGTGAAGGGGAAAGTCAATACACAAAAAACATGGTGACGAAGTGTATGAATATCACCAAGATCTCTCATTGCATCAGATCTGACTTTCAAATCAGGCCAGTAGACCCTAGTTAATGCAGCTTCTTTTGATGAATCCTTGCTTGGTGTGTCTTGCAGCTTGAGTTTGCGAACCCTCTTTGCAACACTCTGCAGAAAATGATACAACTCAATCTGATTCATTCCGCACTTATCACATGTCTCTTCACTACTATCCATCAGAAATGGATATCTAGCCTTTGTTTGTTTCCATATGCTCTGAAACATTGTTGAGCTTACCTTTACAGTCTTCACTCCCCACCATGCTCTTATGCAGATGTCCATCAAAGGAATCTCAGATGTCAATTCAGATCCCCAAACTAAAACAGTGCTTTTATCGCTCCTCTTCATCTCAACAGGTTGGAAGAAGTAGGTGCTAAGAGCCTCCTCGAGATACTTATTGAACTCAGCATATTCGCTTTGATGAGGGAAGTCCACCCTGTTGAGTAAGCTCTGCCTCTTATCTGAGAACCATCTAGTACCCAGACGAAGCAGGTGATACAAGCTAAATTTTTCCTTGTCTTCAAACATGGGCAAAGACATGCATGCTCTGGATGCAATGTAACTAGATGCCGACATCATACGTATGTTTGGTTGATGTATAGAAAGAGAAGATTTGACTCCAGGTTGATAAAACTTTAATGAACATGTTACTTTGTTAGATTGCCATCCCTTATCTGGCATATAAAGGAGTCTGGGATTCTTCTCAGCTTCAAGTAGCAAATCTTCAAGCTTCTCGATATCAGCATCCTCAATGAGCTTGTTCCAAATATAGTAGTTGCCGAATGCGACTTTTGTTGAGTTGATATCTCTCCTTAGTGTCTTATCAACTTTCCCCTCATATTCCAGTAAAGCAGAAGGTCCCAATTCCTCTACGTCGTATGCATGGGTAGGAACTTCAAACAGTTCGCTAGTTCTATACATAAGGAAATCAAATCCAGTGACTCCTGCATTCAGATCAGAGTCAAGAGGGAAGAAGCCCAGAGGGACTAACTTTGAGTTGTAACAAAGTTCACAGAGCTCATCTCTCAATATGTGATTCCTGAAGCCCAGCAGCATGTAATGCATGTAACCCTGACACATCTGTATTATGGAGCATAAAAAGGTCGTTCCACCTGACTCTAGTGTCTGTGTTAGCACACTGTAGTATGTTTCTAGTCTTGTCACAAATCTTTCTACTAAAGTTGTCTCCATGCAAGCTAGAGCCCATCTGGTAGTAGGCTTCAGTATATTGTTATCCATTACCCATTCAGAGTTGTACTCTATCAAATTGATTGTGCCTATGGATGACTTCGCCTCAGACTTGAATATTGATATCCACGCTGCTAACTCTTCTTTCATGTCAAGTAGTAATTCCAGCAGAATGCAAACAGACTGTCTGGTGTCATTTGTACTTATTAAAGCAGCTGAGTCATCACTACCCTGAATCACATCCACAACGGCATTGATGTTCTGCTTTTGCAAGTATGAAGATGCATATGAGGCCCAAAAGTTCTGCATGTTAGTGTGTAATAATGTGCTTGTGATATGCAGTATTCCTTGCCACATCCCAGCTTCATTTTCAACCTCATTCCTCTGCCTCATAGAGACAAATGGTGCCTGTCCAGAGTAGTACCTCTTCCTGAATTCTTTATAGAATGCTGAGCTCGAGGGTGTCGACTTGTTTTTCTCAAAGTTTGCAGATATATCCACAGGGACAACAAGCCTTTTCCTTGTCCAGAAGTACATGATCAAGTACACATACGACAAGAAATAATCTGGGCAATATCGAGCTATGAGTAGGAAGAATTTAGATGAATGATGTCTTTGGCACCATTTTGTAGCATCTGCAGATTTACACACGGTGTAGTGATCACCAAGTTGAATCTGGGCTCTTTTCTGATGGTCATAGTAATATGAATCCTTATACTTTGGATTCACTATGGAATCAGACGGGTAATACGTGCATATTACTCTAGACATCTTCTCTATAAGGAACTGAGATAGTCGCGAATATATATGAAGAACATGAATCTCTCTGTCTCCGCCATGCTGGTCTTTTGGGAACATGTCACACAGTATGTAACCCATCTTATTTACCTTTTTTAAGGCCCACACACATACCTCATAAACTCTTGGATCTGGGTTCCCAGTTTCAATCATGTACTCTGCAACAGCCTGGAAAAGTTTGACAATCACTCTGGGCCTCCTCCCTTGTTGTGTTGGGTTCTTCTCCAGCAGTTCGGCTTTGAGCTCCCTGTAGCTGTCAAACTCCTTGGGATCTGGCACAAAGAAATTGAACTCTTCTTCTCTTGCAGATGCTTTCAGAGTTGCTATTTCAGTGAAGGTGCACTTCGATATAGTGTCTAGTAAATCTTGCTCAAGAATCTCTGCGAAGGTGTTGCCGTACACCTTGTTCATTTGGGAGATATGGTGGTCAATCATGTACTTCATGAGTGCAGGGCTCCAATGATGTTTTTTAGGCTCTTCTGTGGGGTTCCATATACAGATGTTCTTGCTCCTGATATTGTCTAAAAACCAGAACTCTTCAGAGATGACCTTGGACAGTACTTTTATGTTTCTGTCTCCCACCTTGCCCCGGCTTTTTGATACAACATAACCAAAATAGAAGCTATTAATGAGCTGTGACATGTTCATGTCCATTCTAGTAAACACATTCTTGACTGAGAAAAGCTTATATCTGCTCCTGCCGGCCTGATCTCTGAGCCTGATTCTTCTAACTGATCTATTGCAGTAAAACCTCATGAGACTACAAGTCTTTTGCAATAGATAGGCTGACAGTCTCGATCTGAGTAACTCTGGTAAACGATCTACAAAGAGAGTCACATCACTAAAACTTTCTTGAAGAATGTTCATGTACAAATACCTTAATGATGTAACTATCTCCTCTGCATCTAGCTTGTTATTCAAATATAATAGGTATACAGTTTTGAGTGTCTCCCAATAACTTTGAGGCAGTATTATGTTTTTTTGCGGGAGAGGAAGTGAGAATACTTGGTACATCAGTGCCTGTAGGGACATTACATATGGGAGAGCTTTCACAAAATGATCGAGACCATCCTCGCTGATAGACGAAAAATCTGAGATAAAATAATTATCAGTCTCATACACCTCTGGTCCTAACCTGCCTGTATCAAAGTTGTATGCATGAGCTTTTGCTACAGCAACAGAGAAAAAAGTGTGAGTGCTTGTAGATCTGTACAACAATATTGCCTCCTGGTTTCTAAGTAGCTTTACTCCCCATTGATTTCCTCTATGAGGTATTTTGTACTCATAAGACAATTCTGTGCAAATGTCTGTGATGAGGCTGGCATGCTGAGATATGCTCCGATGTCTCAGCCACTTGAACACGTTGATTGACTCTGCTGAATTATGAAAATCATTTTTCGTCTTGAGAAGTGTTTCCATGATGCAATCATCAATGTCAGGCTCCCTCTCTTGCCAGGTCAATGTATCATCAGTTATGAACTTGTGGATGTCATCAGTATTTGATCTAGGACTAAAGGAGAGTTTTGACTCAGACTCCTTTTTCTTAATTTCTTCTAACTCAGCCCTCATCTTTGCACCTGGCCCACTTAGAGCTATGAAGTCCATGTCTGATTTATTCAAGTCAGGAGATATTGTAGATCTTTTCCTCATGTCATGCTTAAGAGTTGCTCGGGAAGGATCCATAGATTCCTCTTTTGACATAATTCTGTTCTGAATGTAATTCTTCTCATCCATCCATGCAAGGGATTCAGTTGCACTATTCCACAATTTCATGTAGCTTTCTGGCACTGTTTTGGAAGCACCAAGCGCTGGCATCACTCGCCTTTCATCCCAGGGTCTGTCAGCAGCGACAATCATGGGGAAGTTAGAGACTCTCTTTGTTGTGGACTTCACACCACGTCTCTCTATTCCAGAGATGTGTGAGTCTAAGAGTTTTGCTAACTCTTCTTCCTTAGTCAACCTCTGACAGTGTTCTCTCCTTCTGACTGACTTTCTCCAGCTCTCTCTTATCAGTTTGGCAACCTCTAATTTGTCATGTTCGCTAAGCTCAGACTTGCACAAGTCTAATAACTCCTCATTGAAGTTGACATGGTTCATCTTGGGCATTCCATCTAAAGATCGCAGTTCAGCTTTTATGTTCTTATAGGCATCACCTTTCCTCCCAGTGGGATCCTGGAGCACCTTGCCAGTGATTGATTCAACTCTCCTCTCAAGAGCTAATCCGCAGCGGCAACGAAGACAGATTTCATCTACAGTTGATTGAGCTAATCTGAGGTTTGTCATCACCCAAAATGGACTGGCCAC